CAGAAATGATTGGGTTACCTATGGGGAGGATAATAATTACTTTGGTGGACTAATTGACAATTACCTGAGCAGCCCAACAAACTCTTGCTGTATCAATGGTATTGTAGATATGATTTACGGAAGAGGACTTAATGCGACAGACAGCGAAGAAAAGCCTGAGATGTATGCTCGCTTTAAAATGATACTAAAAGACGAAGAGGTAAAAAAGATAGTTAATGATTACAAACTACTTGGTCAGGGTGCTATTCAAGTTGTATATAATAAAAGTAAAACTAGAATTACATCTCTTACGCATTTCCCTATGGAAACGCTAAGAGCGGAAAAGGCAGACGAAGGAAAGATAAGAGCGTATTACTACCATCCAAAGTGGAATGAGTATAAGCCATCTGACAGCCCAAAGAGAATACCAACATTCGGAAACGGAAAGGGTAGTGAATTAAGGGAGCTTTTTGTTATTAAGCCATACAGACCTGGATTCTATTACTATGCCCCTGTGGACTATCAAGGATGTTTACAGTATTGCTCATTAGAGGAAGAGGTATCTAACTACCACATTAACAATATACTAAACGGTCTACAGCCATCGTTACTGATTAACTTCAATAACGGAGTTCCTGACGAAGAGGCTCAACAACTAATTGAAAGCAAAATCCAAGATAAATTCGGAGGGACATCCAACTCAGGTAAGTTCATTTTAGCGTTCAATGAAGACCCAGACCGTCAAGCGGACATAGAGCCTATACACCTCCCAGATGCACACGCACAGTATCAGTTCCTTGCTGATGAGGCTCGTGAAAAGATTATGCTCGGTCACAGAGTTGTTTCTCCGATACTTCTTGGAATCAAGGACAACACGGGATTTGGCAATAATGCAGAGGAGCTAAGGACTGCTTCAGTTCTTATGGATAACATTGTTATACGCCCATTCCAGGAAAAGATTATAGAGTGTTTGAAGACTATATTGATGTTCAATGAGATTGACCTCAACCTATACTTCGTTACTCTACAGCCGATTGAGTTTACTCAGTTAGACAATATCGAAACTAAAATTAAACGTGAGGAAGAAACAGGTGAGAAGTTGTCTGCAATGGACCGAGTAAAATCACTATTTAAAAAGAAAGAAGATGGCGAAGGCACTGTTCGTAACGACTAACGACTTAAGGAGAAAGTCTCTTGTGGGAGGCTCTGTGGATGCTGATAAGTTTATTCAGTTCATCGAGGTAAGCCAAGATATACACATCCAGAACTATCTGGGTACAAGTCTATATGACAAGATATCAACGCTGATTACTGGTGGCACTATAGACAACCCTGCGAATGCAGCCTACAAGACACTCCTGAACGACTATATAACACCGATGCTAATTTGGTTTGCGCAGTCAGACTATTATATGTTTGCATCTTACCAAGTAAGTAACGGAGGTGTTTATAAACATCGAAGTGAGTCTTCAGAGACTCCTTCGATGGAAGAGATACACTATCTGGTAGAGAACTCAAAGAGCAAAGCTCAGTTCTATACTAGACGGTTTTTAGATTACATAATTGACAATAGTAGTAGCTATCCCGAATATAATGATTCTAGCCAAGACGGAATGTATCCTGACAAGTCAGATAATTTTAACGGATGGGTATTATGAGATATAAACCAAAGAAACAAAACATAATTAAGCTAAAGCAGTTTTTAAGTATATGCCAATACCAGAACCAAAATCAGGAGAAGAGCAAAGGGACTTTATACAAAGATGTATTGTCCAAATAAGCTCGGAATACGGTAAGGACCAAGCATTGGCTATTTGTTATAAAAAATATAGAGAGAAATAATGGCGTTCGGAAAGATATACGAAACAACATACTGGGGATTTGTAAGTAGCACTTGGGGAAGTATCTACCAAAGTATTGCAGAAACCCTTAACAGAGTAACAGCAGAAAACGGAGATTTCCTAATAGCTGAAAATGGAGACAATATAATTATAGAAGAATAAAAAAATGGCAAATAAAAAATTTAGTGAGTTTACGCTCAAAACAGATAGTGCAAACGTAGACTTCGTAGTAGGTTACGATGGTACTGATAACGTAAGGATAGCACCTAGCAATTTAAGCAGCGGAGGCGCATCGTCTTTGAACGGTTTAAGTGATGTGCTTATTGATAGCACTTCTGCATATTTTATTAACATACCATCAGGCTTATCGGGTAATCCTGAAGATAATTTAGTAATAGGTAGTTTAGCTGGTAATGCACTAACTACAGGTACAAGACACACTATAATTGGACACGATGCTGGTTCTACTTTAACTAATGCAAACAGTAATACAATATATGGCTATGAAGCTGCAAAAGGAATGGCTGCTGGTTCTGATAGAAACGTTGTAATAGGAGATATGGCTTGTAGAGCTAACGCTGGTGATGACAATGTTGTTATTGGTAGCTCTGCTGGAACAAATTTTACTTCTGCAGTTGAAGATAGTGTAGCTATAGGCAGTTTTGCTGCTGGTAGTGCTGGTACAAGCGCAAGTGGAGTAACTGCTATTGGTAGAAAAGCTGGTAGAAGTAATACAGCAACGGGAACTATGTCAATAGGTTTTGAAGCTGGTTACTCACAAACTTCAGGTGCAAGTAATACAAATATAGGATACGAAGCAGGGTACTCTAACACTACAGGAGGGTTTAGAACTTGCTTAGGCTATGAAGCTGGTAAATCTAATACAGGTGGTAGTAATACTTTTATTGGTAAAGGTGCAGGTAAGGCAAGTGGAGCAGGTATAATGAATGTTGTTATAGGTTCAAATGCTATGGCTTTTGGTGCTTTGGGTAATTTTAACGTAGGCATAGGGCATCAATCTGCACAAAGTTCAACTGCTGCAAACAATACTATAATAGGTTACCAAGCTGGGCAATACAATACAAGTGGAGGTAATAATACTTTTTTAGGCTTTGAAGCAGCAAGGAATACAACAACTGGGGGTAATAACACTGTTTTAGGCTATCAAGCAATGGATGCAAATACTGATGGCGATGACAATGTCGCTATTGGTGCAAATGCTTTAGGAGCTGCAACAAGCGATGGTAGAACAGTAGCGATTGGAGTTAATGCATTGCTTTTACAAAATCAAACTTTTAACCCTCAAAACACTGCGGTAGGATATGCCGCAGATGACGGTAATGTAACAGGTGTTCATAGAACCTGTATAGGTGCTGGAACTGGTGGCGGAGCAACTGGAGATAATATAACAAATCTAGGATATGCTGCAAATCCTAGCAGCAGTTCTGTTAGTAATGAAATAACATTAGGTAACTCATCTGTTGCGACTTTACGTTGTGCTGTAACGACTATTACTTCACTATCTGACCAAAGAGATAAAACAGATATAAAAGACATCTCTTATGGTTTAGACTTTATCGACAACCTACAACCAAGAGAGTTTGTTTGGGATAATAGAGCAGAAACGGATAAAGACGGAGAAGAATTTTATTCAGCGAACAAGGGCAAAAAAGATTTTGGATTTATAGCACAAGAGGTGCAGTCAGTAGATGACGATACTTTAAGACTTGTCTATGACGAAAACCCTGATAAGTTAGAGTTGAGTTACGGTAAACTTGTTCCAATTCTTGTCCAAGCTATAAAAGAATTAAAAGCAGAAGTCGAATTATTAAAAGCATAAAAGATGTATATAAACGTAATAACATCAGAGAATACTGAAGATAGCCACAAAGAAGTTATCACAAGCCAAATACCTGACCAATTAGCACAGATAGGCGAAGGGGAGAATGTAGAGGCAATCAAGTATCACTTTAAGTGGGTACTTGCTAACGACTTCTACAAAGACGAATTGACAAGTGAACAAATATCTGATATGGAGGCTCATTTGCCTTTGGATTATCAAGCAGATTACGTAGATTTGCCTGAATAAAAACTTTCAGATATGCAAATTACAGACGAACAAATACAACGTATAAACGCAATTCTTAACTCATTGCCTATTGCTCACATAGCACAGGTGCAGGAAATCGTAAAGATATTCAACGAGAGTAAAGAGGAGGAAACAGATGAATAATGGCTCTAGCTGATATATATCAAAAAGCTACATTAGTACAGATACCAAGCGGTTACAAGGCTGCTGATGCTGAATTGTATTCAGT